CATGCTTTATATAGTTACTCATACAATATTTTACAATTTTATCAGCTTTTTTAGCTATCGCCTCAGAAAATCCGATCTCAATTGAGTCTCTCCACTCTTCTGCAATGTAATCTGCCATCTTTCGTGTACCTCCGAAGCTAATCTAATAGCAAAATGATTATGGCCATGCTGATTTATATGGCCTCTCCCGTCTGCATAATCTTTAGCTAAATCTCTTAAATAGTATTCCCATATACAGGGATGATCTTTTATCATAGGCTGTTCTATCATATTAGGTCTATAAATAGGAATCAACATTAAATTATCTGGATTAGATATACCCAATACAGCTTTTACAAATAATGCATTAGTTCTATTATACCAAGCTATACGTGTAATTTTTTTAAACCATATGTCCTGTGTTAATTTACCCCAAATATCTCCTAATCCCCAGCCATACGGTAATAAATACTCTCCATTAGCTCTAGGATCTGCCCTATGATGATGCCCTATTAACCAAATTACTTTAAAACGATTGACAAGATCATTCTCTATGATATAATTAGCTTGAGCATCTAATGTTATTCCTGCCTCTTCATAACGATTATGTAAACCTAGTTGAGTAAAGGCTGGAATAGGTGCTTCATCACTTGGTATTGACCAAGAGTTTCCTACTACAAAGATTTCATTATTTATGTTCATTGTTACCTGTGGAGATAGTTTTACACAAGGAGAAGGTCTTGAGAAACAAACTCAAGCCTATCCATATTTATTAAATGCGAATATTAAGAATCTAGCGCAAAGTGGTGCGTCTGAATATCTTATTACAGCACAAATTGAACAAGCTGTCAAGTTAAAACCTGATTTGATTATAGTCGGGCATACCAGTGAATATAGATGGGAAGTTTGGGATGCTAGAAACGAAATACAGCAAGGATTTTTAATAGCTAATCATGTATTAAAAAATGAAAAGTATTATAGAAACTGGATTCTATCTGAACAAATACTAAGTAATACTAGAAATACTAAAGAACATAAAGCAGCATGGCATGCTGCAGGGATGTTATATTTTTCTGAAGTAGAATTAGTACAACGTCTATGGAGCGGTGCAGTAGCTAAACAAATACTATTAGCACAAAAAGTAAATATACCAATGATTCATCATTGTTGTTTTCCGCATTTACAACCATTATTAGAAGAACTTACAGATGATTACATAGAATTTCATTTAGATTTAGAAAAACATAAAGATTTAGCCCCTGACAATTCTCATGCAGGGGCTAAAAGCCATAAAAAACTAGCTAATATGATTATGAATAAACTCAGCTAGAGCTTTAGTTGCTTTTCTATTAGGATGAACTTGGTCGGTAGCAGAAGCAAAATGTTCTGGATGTTCTTTCCAAAAGTTGTGTTTATGCTCCCAAAGTTCCCAAAGTTTCATTGCTCCTCTTTTATCATTGTCTGAATATTTCTCAAAGTGGGTATAATCCCCAAAAATAGTGGTATCTTCAAAATCAGGATAGAAAAATTCAGTTATACTAGGAATCTTGAGATAACAAGTAAACTCAGGTTCAATTTTTTCTATACCACCTAATAGAATTAACTTATGTTTATACTGATCTAGTATTTTATATTCTAATTCTTTTACTAAGTTAATTTTTTCAAATAAATCAGTAGTAGTATATGCTCTATGATGTTCTGGAGTTAAGTGTTTAAAATCTCGCGTAGCACAAGTTTTAACATATACAACAAAATCAAATCCTATTTCATGACTCATTAAACAACTTAAAGATACAAAATCACCCCAACCAGGATTAGCAGCATGCGCTACCTCATGACCTAAATCTCTTAAATATCTGGACATAGAGTATTTTTCAGCAAAAGCTCTGGTCTCTTCGGGAGTGAGAGTTGGATCCCACTCCCCTGCTGACCACGAATCGCCTGTGACCATTATTCTAGACATTTACATACATGCTTCTACATACTCTTTAATTTCTTCCCATTTTTCTTGTTCTTCATCCATATTTTCTTTACGAACAATGGTAGCAATTTTAGTAATAGTTGCTACAGGAATATCATATTCTGATTTAATATCTTTTTTAAGTTCATTAATAGACTCTCTAATTGCTTCACCTTGAATCATTAGATCTACGATGCGTGAAATTTCTTTACGTAATTCTGCTTTTAGTGCTACTTCCATTTGTTTTCCTTTATGGTTGTTCAGTTACAATAGTTAAAAATAATTTATTTTGTAGTTCTTTATTAGCAAAGTGACAAGAACTGTGTATTACCGACCTATCAAAAGCTATTAAAGATTGGGGTTCCCATTTAGCTGCAAGCTCTACAGAAAATCCCCATAATGCCTCATAATCAATATGAGTTAGATAATTATTATAATCTTCTTTTGACAAATATGCATCTGTTAAATTAAATATATCACTGTTTTCATAGTCAGTAACTGTAATATGACTTGGTGTGTCAAACGATTCGTCAGAAGATGTATTTACACCTCGTTGAAATCTAGCTTGGCAACCACTCCATCTTTGATCAAAAAGCATACTATAAATATCTAAAGATTTATCCCAGTGTAAAGGTATAATAATCTGTTTATATACTTTACTTTGAGGATCTTTACCGCTATCAGTATGTAAACGATATGGTCCTAGAGTTATATTAAATTTTCCACCTATCATTTTATAATCACCAATACATTTTGTAAGTACTGGATCTAGTATTTCTTTAGCTCCTGTATCCCAAGATACAGGAGCGCTACAAGCAGTAGCAGTCTCTCCAGGATTAGGTCTTCGTTTAGCTAGTGTATGCTCAAAATCTGCAACATTGAGGGAGTCATCAAACATTTTATAATTTGCGACTCCAGAACCTGCTTTAGGAGCTTTCTTAAAAAGATTTATAAGTTGTTTAGTTTCGTCTTTAGAAAATACATTTTTATGAACCTTAGAAGGTTCCCAACTAGCTATAATTGCATCTTCTATTTCTTTAGGTCTTCTACTAAAATGTTCATACATTAAAGTCTCCTTTCTAATTGTTCATAACAGTAATGAAAAGCATCTGAATATTGTCTTAAATAATCTTGTCGCTCAGTAATCCATCTATAGCTTGTAATACATACTTCTCTATTGCATAAGTCAGTCGCATTAGGGCACGAACCAATAAGTGGAATATACCAAGGAAATCTATCACTGGTTATATCACATAAAGGTTTAGGATTATAAGTAAACCTTGGAATATTAAATCTTTTGAATAAATCAAATAATTTATCTAACTTGATGGGTGCTAAATTTTTAAAACTAAACATATACACAGATACGTCTGAATCTTTATTTATAGTCTGTAATTGAATAGATTTAATATCGCTCAATTCTTTTCTTAAAAAATTCATATTATTCTGTCTTATCTCATTCATTTCATCTAACTGAGTAAGTTTAATTCTGCCTATTTCTTGTAAAATAGGATGACATAAAAAAGTATAGTCCAATCCTTCTAGTGAAAGATCAGTATGTCCTATTATTTTATTTTTATGAGTAGATTTAGATCCATAGTATATAATCTTATTATATAAGTCTTCAGAATCCGTAACTACAGCTCCTGCTCCACCTATAGGAAGAAGTTTACCAGAGTTAAAACTAAAAGCTCCTATATGTCCTATAGTGCCTGTAAAGTTTTTTCCATACTTTCTACCCATACTCTGTGCAGAATCTTCGATCATAATAAGATTATGTGCATCACAAAATGTTCGTATTTTATGTAACTCAGGACAAGAACCGTATAGATTAACTACAAGTACGGCTTTAGTTCTAGGACTGTATGCTTCTACTATAGCATCATATGATATTTGAAAAGTATTAGGATCTATATCTGCAAATACAGGTAGTGCACCTATATGTACGATAGGGGATAAAGTCTGCCCCCAAGATATTGGAGTAGTAATTACTTCATCATCTTTAGTAACTCCAGCAGCTAATAGTGCTAAGAATATAGAAGTATAGCCAGAATTAGTAACAAAACAATGGTTAGTTCGTAAATAATCACACAACTCGTTTTCAAAAGATGTAGATCCTTTAAAATAAAAACTATCAGCTACTCTTCTATCTTT